CAGGTTCTACATCGAGAAGGGCAGGCTACGAAAGGAGGTGGTTGCCGGTGGGCGAATACAGACCGCTCAGCCAAAAAAATAAATGGTATGTACCGAAGGAAGCTTTCCTCACAGTCATCCACTACTGCAAGCAGTATCCGGAGTGGGAGGCTGAGCTTGCGGCCATGACGGACACCAGCAAGGGCATTGCCTACGATGGCGACAAGATACAGTCATCTGGTGATTCAGATCCGACTGCAGACCTTGCGATCCGGAGAGCGGCCATCTCACGGAAGAAGGACATGATCGATCGCGTGGCCTACAAGATCGGCGGCGAACCGTTCAGCAAGTGGCTGATACTTGGCATCTGTCATGACTATCCGTTCTACTACCTCCAGTCGCATGGCATCCCATGTGGCAAGGATCTGTACTATGAGATGAGACGCAGGTTCATATATGAGATGGCCAAGTTAATTTAATTTGCCGTAATCACGGGACAACATTTAGATCTATCATGATAACGTAGGATAGCAGGTAACAGTTTTCATCTTCATATGTTTTCCTTCCTGGGGAGGCGGTCAGTGTCTGGCCGTCTCTTTTTATTGCTGTTGTTGGGGTACGTGGTCGAACGTGACCGCCAAAAGTAACTAGGCAACTGCTGAGTCAAGCCGCCTCCATTGATACCCTTGTGCGTTGACACCGTACCCCTTTTTTTAATACCCCGGAGGTGCTTTATGCCGTCCGTAAGATCAGACCGGACTCCTGGAAACCGGGGAGCCTATGAAAATGCCCGGAGGCGTATACTTGCCACCCAGACCATCTGCGGTATCTGTGGCAAGCCTGTAGACTTTTCTTTCAAAGCTCCGCATCCTCTGAGTCCAACAGTCGACCATATCATCCCAGTCAGCAAGGGCGGGCACCCTTCGGACATTTCCAACCTGCAGCTGGCACATCGCTGTTGCAACAGGGAGAAGTCCGACAAGCTGATGCTGAAAAAAATAAATAAAGATAATAGTGATGGGCTGGTCGCCAACGACGTTTTAGAACAACATAATGATTGGCTTCACTATCGAGCAGCGGGCTGACGCTTGTCTGGGGCATGGGTACCCCGGTGGGAGGCTGCCGTCAGTCCCCTTGCCGCCTTTTGCACAAAAAAACACACGGTAACGAGGTGAATCAACATGGATTACAAAGGAATCGAGTATCTCCGGAACAAACTGGCCGCTAAAAAGCCCAGGGTTCACAAGAGATATGCATATTACGAAATGAAAAACGGTGTCCGGGATCTGAACATCTCCAGCCCGCCGTCGCTCCGGTACTGGTTCAACTCGCTGGGGTGGTGCGGCAAGGCAGTGGACTCCGTAGCTGATCGGCTGGTCTTCCGGGAGTTTGCTAATGATAGCTTTGACCTGACCGGCATTTACGACATGAACAACAGCGACATTTTGATAGACTCTGCGATTCTGGGAGCACTGATCGGAAGCTGTGACTTTATCTATATCACTTCCGACACCGATGGATTCCCGCTGATGCGAGTCATTGACGGCAGGCATGCAACCGGCATAATCGACCCGATCACCAACATGCTGAAAGAGGGTTATGCCGTTCTGGAGGTCGATGAGTTTGACAACCCGATCACAGAGGTCTACTGCATCCCCGGTAATACGATGGTCTATCACAAGGGCAGGCTGGTCGATGCCGTGCTGAACAATGCGCCTTATCCGCTGCTGGTGCCGGTCATTTACAGACCGGATTCGGTCAGACCGTTCGGGCATTCGCGAATCAGCCGGGCATGCATGTCCATCATGGCCAGCGCAGTCAGGACGATCAAGCGGTCAGAGATCGCTGCAGAGTTCTACAGTTATCCGCAGCGTTATATCTTGGGCATGGAAAACGGCTCGGAGTTGGATTCTTGGAAAGCAACAATGTCCGCGATGCTCCGGATCGATAAGGACGAAGACGGTGACCGCCCTGTTGTTGGTCAGTTCCAGACTGCGAGTCAGACTCCCCACATCGACCAGCTCCGGATGTTTGCCGGATTGATGGCCGGAGAGACTGGCCTTACTCTGGAGGATCTCGGATTCCCGTCAGACAATCCGTCGAGTTCTGAGGCCATCAAGGCCAGCCATGAAACACTGCGTCTGACCGCCAGAAAGGCACAGAAGACGCTCGGAACGGGTCTGCTAAACGCTGGATACTTGGCGGCATGTGTCCGGGATGATTATCCGTATAAGCGGAACGAGATCTATAACACCCGCGTCAAATGGGAGCCGATCTTCGAACCGGATGCCGCTTCCCTGTCTCTGATTGGAGACGGTGCCATCAAGATCAATCAGGCGATTCCCGGATATATCGATGCCGAAAAGCTGAGAGACGAAACGGGGTTCTAAGCTATGGACATCACGAAGAAGATCAGGGAGATTCTTGGAGAGTATGACAAGCGGGTCGGCAATGTATCCGCTCCAGTAAACGCAGCCAATAAAGCGTTGGCAAAATGGGAAGCTGCCGAAGAGGTGGCAAAAGCCATCGGCGGGACAGCTGCCGATATCATGCTGACCGACATCCTCGATACGGAGATGACGGAGGAGGAGATCGCTGAAGTCGTCACCCAGCTGATGCAGAGGAACCATGAAAGAGCCGCCGAAGCCGCCAGACTGGCACAGGTGGCGACCAATACAGAGGCTGGCATCGGACTGAAGCCGATCGTCCCGGAGTTTGATAAGGTGCGAAACAGCGACCTGATCGGACTGATTTCTGCAGGTGAATCCGCAGAAACGATCCGGCAGAAGGTGATCAACAACAGTTTGAACGTAGTCGATGAGGCCATCGCAGAGAACACGAAACTGCACGCTAATTCCGGGCTGAAAGTTACCATCACCCGGAAGTATGACGGCGTTGGTCTCCGTAACCGCAAGCAGTCATGCCAGTGGTGTCTGGCCAGATCCGGCACCTGGACATATGAAGGAGCACGCGAGGCCGAAGTCTTTGCCCGACATGTTGGCTGCGGATGCGTCATCGTGTACAACACTAGCAAATTTAGACAGATCCAAGTTGGACGTGGTTCTTTCCGCGACTTATAAGGAGGTGATCGGTTGGAGGACATCCGGATCGGCAGACAGTCGCCGACGGTGTCCGTGATACTTCCTTATACCGACACAAGAGGGCAGGAAGCTGTTGATCTGTACAACGCCACTGAGCGGATCGCTATGGAGTGGCAGGTCGCTCTCTGCTATGACATTATGGCCGTCAGCTCCGAAGGGCTATGGATCCATCAGAAATTCGGCTATTCCATCCCACGACGGAATGGTAAGTCAGAGGATGTGCTCATGCGCTGTCTGTGGGGCTTAAAGAACAGTGAGCGGATACTTTATACCGCGCACCGGGCAACGACCTCACACGCCGTCTGGGAGCGTCTGGCGAGGCTCTGCGAGAAGTGTAACGTGGAAGTTGTTTCATCCTTCCGGGCATTCGGCAAAGAGCATTTATATTGCGCTAACGGTGCGGTCATCGAGTTCCGGACGCGAACCTCTACGGGTGGTCTGGGTGAAGGCTTCGACCTTCTGGTCATCGATGAGGCACAGGAGTACACGCCGGAGCAAGAGACCTCTCTGAAGTATGTCGTATCAGACAGCCCGAACCCGCAGACCATCATGCTAGGCACACCACCGACAGCAATATCAGCCGGAACAGTATTTCCTAAGTATCGGACGAAGGTGCTGAGTGGTGAGGCATACGAATCCGGCTGGGCAGAGTGGTCAGTCGATAAGATGACAGACCCGCACAACGTGGATGCATGGTATGAGACCAATCCATCCCTTGGAATCATTCTGAAAGAGAGGACGATCCGCTCCGAGATCGGAGACGATGACGCGGATTTTAACGTCCAGCGTCTGGGGCTTTGGCTGACCTATAACCAAAAATCAGCGATCAGCCGAAACGAGTGGGAGGCTCTGGAGGTTCAAAGGCTTCCGAAGCTGACCGGGCAGTTATTTGCCGGTATTCGCTTCGGCATTGATGGAAACGTCTCGCTGTCAATTGCTGTGCGCACCAAAGACGGCAAGGTCTTTACCGAGGCCATCGGATGCAAGCCCATCCGTGATGGTGTTGCATGGCTGGCAAACTTCTTGACAAAAGCCGACATCCGGCAAGTCGCCATTGATGGCGATAACGGCAGGGAGCTGTTAGTCGATGCACTGAAGCGGATAAAATTCAAGCACTACGAGCTGACAACATGGAAGCAAATCATAAAGGCCAGTTCGATGTTTGAACAGGCAATTTCATCCGGGTCTCTGGTTCATATGCGTCAATCGGCTGTCACTCAGATCGTGAGCAACTGCGAAAAGCGGTCAATCGGCAGTGGCGGCGGTTTTGGATATAAGTCGATTCTGGACGGGGCAGATGTCTCTATCCTGGAATCGCTCATACTTGCTCATTGGCTTTGTGTCGATGTTAAGGAAAAGAAAATACAAACTATCGCGTATTAAGGCATCCGTCAGGGTGCTTTTTTAATACTCAAAAATTCACGGGTACCACCGGTAAATGGGAGGAGTTTAAACATGGCATTTACAGTTATCGAAACACAGGAACAGTTAGACCAGGTCATTGGTGATCGTATCAAGAGAGCAGAGGCAAAGGCGGCAGAAAAGTATGCTGATTATGAAAGCCTCAAAACCCAGAACGCGAGTTATGCAACGCAGATCTCGCAGCTGAAGGAACAGCTCCAGAAACAGACAGAGACGATCACCGGCAATAAGACAACCATCGAGGATCTGACCAACAAGGTGCACAAATACGAGACGGACTCGGTAAAAACCGCTGTTGCGCTTGAGATGGGTCTGCCCTACCAGATGGCGGGAAGGCTTGCCGGAAACAATGAGGAAGAGATCCGGGCAGATGCCGAAGCTATGGCTAAGCTGATCGGATCACCGAAACCGGCTGCACCGCTTGGGTCTAGTGAGCCTGTAAACACCAACACACCAGATGCGGCATGGAGCAAATTCGCCGCACAGCTCACAGGTTCTGATTAAGGAGAATAAATTATGGCAAACAGAACAACTGCAGGGAACAACTTCCCCACTGAATTAGTCGCTGAAATGTTTAATAAGGTCAACGGACACTCCGCTCTGGCTAAGCTGTCCGCAGCTAAGCCGATCCCCTTCCAGGGTGAGACCGTTTTTACCTTCTCCATGGGTGGCGAGGCATCCATCGTAGGCGAGGGTGATAATAAGCCTGCCGGTGATGCTACCATCGCACCGAAGACGATCCGTCCGGTCAAGTTCGTTTATCAGCATCGTGTTTCCAACGAGTTTGTTTACAACGCTGAGAGCCGCACGAACTACCTGCAGACCTTTGCAGATGGCTTTGCCAAGAAGATCGCCCGCGGCCTTGATATTGCCGCTATGCACGGCGTAAACCCGGCAGATCTGGCAGATGCTTCTTTCAAGGCTTCCAACAGCTTTGACGGTCTTGTCACTGGTAACACTGTCACTTATGTCGCTGCTTCTGTCGATGACAACATTGACGCAGCTGTTCAGCAGGTCATCGCTGACGGTGGTGTTGTAAACGGCATCGCAATCTCTCCGACAGCCGGAGCAGCCCTTGCAGCTATCAAGGTTAACGGTGTTGCTCAGTATCCGGAGTTCCGCTTCGGATCCAATCCCAGTGCTTTCTATGGCATGGTTTCCGATGTTAACAGCACTGTCTCCGTGACTGGTACCGCTACCGGTTCCCAGACTGATCACGTGATTGTTGGTGACTTCCAGAATGCATTCCGCTGGGGCTATGCGAAGAACATCCCGCTGGAGGTCATCGAGTACGGTGATCCGGATGGACTGGGCGACCTGAAGCGCACCAATGAGGTCGTGCTTCGTGCAGAGGCCTTTATCGGCTGGGGCATTCTTGACGCTAACAGCTTCGCTCGTGTTAAGGCATGAAATACAGAAACATTAAAACCGGGGCGGTAATCGAGACTCAGTCGGTGCTTGGTGGTAACTGGGTGCCGGTCGATGATAAGAAAACCGCTCCGGCGGTCAAAAAGAAAACTACTGCGAGGATATCGAAAAAATGAGTAGCGCATTTGCGACACTTGAAGAAGTGATTACTTTAACCGGCAAGGACTGGACGGAAGACGAAGAGAAGCGGATCGAGGCACTGCTTCCGATTCTTTCTGATACGCTCCGTATCGAGGCCGCAAAGGTCGGAAAAGACATAGACGGCATGATCCTAGCCGAAGATGCTTATAAGAGTGTCGTGAAGCTGGTCATGGCCGATATCATCGTGCGCATCATGCGACAGTCGCAGGAGGGCGAACCCATGTCCCAGGAATCGCAGAGTGCTATGGGTTACAGCTGGTCTGGCACTTATGCGATCCCTGGCGGCGGCATGGCTGGAGCTATCCTCCGGAACGACCTCAAGCGGCTGGGGCTTCGCACACAGACATGGGGGAGCGTTGATTTATGTCCAAAATCCAAGGAATAACAATAACGCTGTACCAGACAGAGCAAAACGGTGTGGATCCATTCGGCAGACCTGTCATGGTCGAGGCCGCTGTGCCCGTGGAGAATGTTTTGATTGGCGAGCCTTCAACAGAGGATATCATCAACGAGCTGAATCTTTCCGGCAAACGTCTGGCCTACACGCTGGCACTGCCAAAGGGCGACGCACATGACTGGAAGGATAAGCGGGTCGAATTCTTCGGGGAGGTCTTCCACACGATCGGAGAACCGACGCAGGGCATCGATGCGAATATCCCTCTTAGCTGGAACAGAAAGGTAAAAGTAGAGCGTTATGAGTAAAGCATTTGAATTTGAAGCGAACGACGCGGGCATCCGGCAGCTGCTGAAGTCCGGCGAGATGATGGCCGTCTGCAGAGCGCATGCAAATGCGACCGCTGCGGCGTGTAAATCGCCCTGCTGGATCAGCGAATATCCGGGGGGTGCGACCCGTCTGAATGTTTCGGTTTCTACGCTTAAAAAGAATAACGATCTGCTGAAGGCACTGAGATGATTGAAAAAATTGTTTTGGATTATTTGTCCGACACCTTGTCTGTCCCTTGTCTCATGGAAGAACCGACCGGTATGACAGACGAGGAGCTGATCGTAATTGAAAAGACTGGAAGCAGCTGCACGAACCGGATCTATACGGCGACGCTTGCGATCCAGTCATATGCTCCGTCCATGTATGAAGCTGCTGCACTTAATGAGCAGGTGAAAGAGGCGATGGACAACATTGTCGCCCTGCCAGACATCGCAAGATGCGAGTTGAACAGCGATTATAACTTTACTGACACCGGCATGAAGCGTTATCGCTATCAGGCCGTTTTTCAGTTAACGCATTATTAATAAGGAGAACCCCCAAATGGCACAGACTGCAAGCAACGTAACAGCGGGCAAGCCTGCGGTAGGCGGTGCGCTCTATCGTGCACCGATCGGGACTGCGCTCCCGACCAACGCCACTACTGCACTTGGCGACGCTTTTACACCTCTTGGATATATGTCCGAGGATGGACTTACTAACGACAATACTATGGAATCCGAAGATCTCAAAGCATGGGGCGGTGATCCAGTGCTTAATCTTCAGACCTCCAAAACTGACACATTCACTGGCACGCTGATCGAGGCTCTGAATCCGGACGTACTCAAAACCGTTTATGGCGAGAACAACGTCTCCGGCACTCTGGCAACCGGCATCACGGTTTATGCGACTGCAGATGAAGCGACAGATTACGTCTACGTTTGCGACATGATCATGCGCGGCGGTGCTCTGAAGAGAATCGTCCTGCCGAATGCAAAGGTCACTGCGATCGGCACGATCACCTACAGCGATAAGGCAGCGGTCGGATACAACCTGACCCTGACTGCAGCGTCAGCTACCGTAAACGACAAGCAGGTAACTCACGTCGAATACATTCACGCGGCTACTACTTGATACATTGAAAGGCGGTCAAAATGATTAAGGGTATCACCAAAGGCGGTTTTGAATTTGAGATCCCGGAGGAAAAGTTTAATGACATGCGTGTCATGGACTGCCTCCGGGCAATGAATGAACTGGAAACAGATGACAACGTGGATCAGGTAAAAATGATTTTCGCGGTTTCTGAACTTACGGAGATCCTTCTCGGAAAGAAAGGCAGAAAGAAACTTTATGACCATCTCCAGACGGACAAGGGGCAGGTGCCCATCGAGGCCGTCATTGATGAGGTTATGGAGATCTTCAACGCATCGAACCGGGGAAACTGATCACCCTCGCTCGGATGCTGGAAGTGGATGAGGATGCTTTAATCTGCGATCTAGCAGAGACATACCGCATCTATGATTGGAAAGCCCTGCCACTGGTTACGGTAGCAAGGTTCGCGTCTGGGTTGAGGGATGACGCTCGAATCATCATGAAGCTTGCTGGACAGACCATATCCAGCGAAAAGCTGATGCTGGCAATGATAACGGACAACACCAACTACCTGGCATGGTCTAAGACGGAAGCGGCACGAAAAAATCCGGGCAAGCCTCCGGAGAGAATCCTGCCGATATTGCTGGGGTTGAAGGTGCCGGAAGAGGATGAAGTCATGGCTTTCCGGACTCCGGAAGAGTTTGAGGCAGCATTAGCAAAAATAAGGAGTAAAGCGAATGGCGGCAGTTGAATTAGGTAGCGCATATGTGCAGATCGTCCCATCCGCAAAAGGAATAAAAGGAAGCGTTGAGAAGGTTCTCGGCGGTGAAGCAGAATCTGCAGGTAAGTCTGCCGGTACTAGCATCGGCTCCAATATCGTCAGCATGGCGACAAAGCTGATCGCTGCCGCTGGACTTGGTAAAGCAATCTCTGAGTCCATCTCAGCCGGTGCCGACCTGCAGCAGAGTTTCGGCGGTCTGGATACCATCTATGGAGAAGCCGCCGACGCAGCGAAGCAGTACGCTATGGAGGCCGCGAAAGCAGGTATCTCTGCGAATGATTACGCGGAACAGGCTGTTGGCTTCGGTGCGTCTCTGAAACAGGCTTTTGGTGGTGATACGACCAGAGCGGTCGAAGCAGCCAATACGGCCATCATGGACATGACCGACAACGCTGCCAAGATGGGCACACCAATCGAGAACATTCAGAACGCTTATGCCGGTTTTGCGAAAAATAATTATACTATGTTGGATAACCTTAAACTGGGTAAAACGTGCCAAATTGCTCAGTATAAACCACGTGAAAACGGTGAAACTCTTGCGTTTGTAGCGTAAGACAATACCGTGCTAAGTATATATCGTTGACCTTTTATCTTGTATCTGGTATAATAAAATAAAAATAGCAGATACGAGGTGATATTATGAAATGGGTCAAAATCAGCAGAAATTCAAACTATTCAATCAACAAACTCGGCGAAGTCAGAAATGATACGACGGGGAAAATTAAGTCTGCATATGTAAATCCAGCTAACGGGTATTTAATGGTAGACCTTTGCAGGAATAACAAGTCTCAAAAAGTTACGGTTCACAGATTGCTCGCAGAGGCGTTTATTCCAAACCCAGAGAACAAACCGTGCATCGACCACAAAGACGGCAACCGTCAAAACAATGCCCTATCGAATTTGCGATGGGCAACATATTCCGAGAACAATTCAAGGTTCAATACCAATGGCGTGAGAAGCGAACGAATAAAGGTAGAGCATTTTACTGAAATTCGCAAGAAGCGTGGAAACGGTCACGAATCATGGGGCAGTGTTGATAAGGTGATGTTCTTCAACAGGATTGTAGACGCCGCCGAATATTTCGGATGTTCACAAGGCAATTTGACGCTTATGCTGAAAGGCGGACATATTGGAAGACGCGGAAAAATGCGCGGTTATAAGTTTGAATATTGCAAATGATATATGAAAGTGTAACGACTATCGAAACAGAAAGGGCATCCGCAAGGGTGCTTTTTTAATGGAGTAGAGTACATCCAAGCGGATGGAAGTGCGTGGGTGCGAAAGCACAAGAGATAGTCTGACCTATGCGTATACATAAAGGCATAGCAGTTCATAAGAGAACGGCATGAGATTAGCGACCTCATGCGAACATAAATGTATGGTGGCACAAAAACAGAGATGGAACGTCTGCTTGCGGATGCTTCTAAGCTGTCTGGTGTGGAGTACAACATCGACAACCTGGGCGACGTATACGACGCAATCCATGTCATCCAGGGCGAACTGGGGCTGACTGGAGTGGCAGCGGATGAGGCTGCAACGACCTTCTCCGGCTCGTTCGGAGCAATGAAAGCGTCCCTGGAAAACGTGTTTGCCAACCTTGCACTTGGCGAGGATATCCGTCCGGCTTTGGACGGTCTGCTGGACGCGACCAGTAACTTTGTTTTTAATAATTTGATTCCGATGTTCGGTAACATCGTCACGGCTCTGCCGGAAGTTTTTGACGGAATCGTGGACTATGCGCCGCAGCTACTGGAGTCTGTGCAGGGGCTTATCGACCCGATCATGCAGACGGTCACAGAAACAGATTGGTTAGGGCTTATTAGTGGAGTGATTACCAACATCACCACGGCAATCACAGAGAACCTGCCGACATTCCTGGAAAACGGTGTACAGATGATAACGGAACTTGCCAACGGTATGCTGCAAAGTGCTCCGGAGGTAATCGCCCGGATCGGCGAGATCATGACTCAGCTGGTCAGCTTCCTGCTGAGCAATGCGCCGACACTGATCTCGAACGGTTTCCAGTTGATTGCCAACTTGGCCTCCGGCATCGGGCAGAATCTCCCGGCTATTTTGTCAGCAATCGGCAATGTTCTGGGACAGCTGATTTCTGCAATTGCTCAGAGAGCACCGGCTTTATTATCGCAGGGTGTCGCTTTGATCGGCAGACTGGCATCTGGACTTGCACAGAACCTTCCTGCCGTACTCGGAGCGATTGCTTCGGTCATTGCCGGACTTCTGGCAAGGTTAGGACAGGCTCTGCCGGGTATGCTGTCGCAAGGTATCGCCCTGATCGGACAGCTAGCCGCCGGTATAATTTCCTCGATTCCGACTGTCGTCGGTGCGATTCCTGGCATCATCTCCGGTATCCGGGGCGCGTTCTCCGGAGTTGACTGGGGTAGCATCGGATCGAATATCATTTCCGGTATTGCTGCAGGTATTTCTGCTGCGGCTGGCAGCATCATATCATCCCTGCAAAATCTTGCGTCCAACGCGTTGAAAGCCGCAAAGGATGCGCTCGGAATTGCGTCCCCGTCCAAGGTCTTCCGGGATCAGGTTGGTCGATACATCTCCGAAGGTATTGCAGAGGGTGTTGAGTCCTACTCTCCGGAGGTAGCAGTTGAGCGAACTGTCCGAAATCTGGTGGACGTTGGAAACGCTGAAGCACTGAACAGCGATTATGCAAGGCTCAGCAGACAGGGTGATTCTCTGGAGGCAGTTCTGGCGATGATGGCTGCGTATTTCCCGCAGTTTGCACAGAACCGGGATGTTTATCTGGGTGACAAGCTTGTCAGTGAAGTAAACCGTCAGCTTGGCGTGATGATGGGGTGATGCGAATGTGGCGAAAATTTAAAATCACAAATGCCAGGGGCGAAGTATACGATCTGCAGGATCTGGCCAACGTTTCGTTTTTTGACGAGGAAGGCCTCGGATATGACGAAAAGGGCGATTACCTGCAGATCGGTACCACGTACATCCCGACAAGCGCAAGACCAGCGCAGCGCGAAATTTCCGGCAGGTTGGTTTTTCGTGGGGCAAACGTCTACACGAAATATACTAAATTTTGCCGGTTTGCCTCCTGTGCTCCGCTGACGATCAGCTATACAGTGGACGGTGTGACATACAACATCAAGGTGCGGATGACCTCGATCACGAAGACGGACAAGTCAGCACCTCGGACGATGGTCTGCCCGGTGTCGTTCCTCGCTCTGGGTCTCTGGTATAAATCAGTTAGTGCCAGTGTAGAAGATATCGAGGAAGTGTTATATACGTATCCTTACACCTACGACGATACCTACTCGATCACAGCTGTGCAGAGCGTTGAGATCATCTCTGACAGCATGCAGGACTGTCCGTGTAGAATCACAATTCCCGGAGAAGTCACTAACCCGAAATGGTATCACTACGTCGAGGGCATCTTACAGGCCTCCGGAGAGATGACTGGAACAGTAGCAAGTGGCGATCGTCTGGTCATCGATGCGCTGAATGTTCCGGGCAGTATTAAGGAATACTCAGCCAATGGTACAGAGGTAGCAGATCGCTATGCTGTCAGTAACTTCGCAACGGAGCGATTTATCTATCTGAAAGAGGGCAAGAACGTGATAACCGTCACCCATGACGGTACACGGGCTTTACCTTTTACTGTGGAGGCAAGGATCGAATATGAGACCGTATGACGTGGACTTCTTTGACCGGGATTGGTCTTTCGTCCACCATACGGCTGTCGATTCGGTCGAATTTTCGGAAGACTACCTCTCCCCGGAAACGAATGAATTAACTATATTGTATTCGCCTCTCCCGGCCTTGTATCAGTACATTCTTATTAGAAGAAACAGCGAGGAATACTTCGGAATCGTCACCGCAGTGACTGAAAGCAAGGAGAGCCTCCTGCAGATCTCGTACAAGCCATTTCTGTCGTTGTTTGATGAGAGAATCATGTACGACACTGATGACCAGGGCACAGGCACTCTGGAGGCCGCTCTGGCAGGGATCATTCGGGATACCTGGATAAACAACAGCGATACGGTGCAGAACATCCCCGGCTTGACCGTGACCACTTCGTCATCCACGTCACGCTGGGGCTTTAATTTGAAGAGCGACAAGGAGAACATGCACCATACTGCTGTTAACTTCTTGAAGGTCTTTATCATCCAGGCTCTGTCCAAATATCGTGTGCGGATAAAGGTGACGCCAGATCCGCAAGCTAAAACGATCACTCTGGACATCGGAAAAGTCAGCACCAGTGTCCGATACATCGAGGCAGATCTGCCGAACGTCATCTCCAGAAACATCGTCATCAAGAAGACGGACGACAAGGTCAACAAGCTGACGGTGTACAACACGGAAGACTACTCCCAGACCAGAACCTATTATCTGCATACCGATGGCAGCTACAGCCGGACGAATACCGACCGGATCATCCCTGTGGTGCGTGAGATCGCCCAGACTGCTCCAGAACGGAGCGGCGACACGATCAAAAAGTCGTTTGCTGTCATGGCAGATGCAGAGGCCGCGGACTGCTTTGCGATTGAGTACGATAACTTAATCGAGCTGGAAGTCATGCACGGCGACACGCTGATCCAGCCGGAGCTGATCGAGATCGGCCAGGTGGTGGCAGTTATTTCTGAGGGAAAAGCATACAACTCCATGCTGACAGGGCGACAGGTGGAAGATACGACCCTCTTGATTTTTGGTAGCATTAGGCTTGATTTAACAAAAAGGATATAAACATGAGCGTTCGAATGGTTACTTTCCCCGGACAGGTCAGGACGGCGTTTGACGATGCAATTGTATACAGATCGGCGTCGAACACCGGAATCCTTCGGGGGCTTACATGCTCCATTGGAAGCACAGCCAATACAATCGTCATTGCGGACGGTTGTGCGCTGATCCAGGGGCGACTGATCGAAATCAACAGCGAATCGGTGCAGATCCCGCTTGCGTCCAGTGGTACGCTTAACGGCAGGATTTATATACAGGCAGACCCGTCCAACAGTTCAAACCCAGCGCAGTTACTGTATGCGACAGCTGAGACCCTTCCGGCTCTGACGCAGGACGCTGACATCAATGACGGCGGTGTCTACCAGATGGTGCTTTGCACGTTTACGGTCAGCACCTCTGAGATTTCAGATCTCGAAATGGTGCGGGCACTTCTGCCGACAGAGGGCGTCAAGTTTTACTCTGACCCGGCTGAGTTCGGACTGGATCACCCGCCTGTTGCAGAGATGGGCGACGTTATGCCGAATGATAGTGTTGCAATTGTTCCATCCAGCAGATTCGGGCAGGCATCCATCCCGGCAACTGGTATCGTCAAGATCGTCAAGGCAAACAACTCCTATGTCTATGCCGAATTGGACACGACGGAGGGAACGATCTACAAGGTTCGGCTTAATGATCCAGGAAACATCTGGGAGGAAATGCCGAAGCTGGGCGACCTGTTTTATAAGTCCGGCGAATCTGCGACACTGTATTATTATGGCGGCGGTTATATCACCGCATCATCTACAAGCGTTCGCTTCCTTGTTCCGTACAGCAAGCTTGCCTCCAGAGTCACAACAGCCACATTTGTCAGCGGCTCAGCCGTTATCCGACAGAACGGCAAATACATCTCCGGAGAGACCTGGACACTGACAGCCAACGACGTAACGCTGTATAAAGACTCTAACGGCATCCTTGTATATCTCAATAAATCGGCGGGATTCACTGGAGCGACCAACAACAGCCCGGTGGGCGTACAACTGACGATCAAAGTCCGGTTCAGCTGAGGAGGGTAACCTATGGCAGACATTTTTAATTTTTACGTATACGACGACAGAACCATCCAGTTTGAATTGGCCGAGCCGATCATGCTGGAGGATTCCAACGTCACACAGTTCCAGTTCAGGATTCCGAAGGTGCTGAACGAACTGGACATGCACACCTGGGCATGGTGGTTTGTCTATGAAAATGCTTCCGCTGAGAAGTACAGCGTACCGCTGATTCTGGCAGACGATGCGGACGATCCGGATAACTACAGCTTAGCGGTATATACGGTCGATGCCGGTATGAGTGGCAAGGCCGGAAGCATTAGGTTCGCCCTGGAAGTTATCGATGCTGATGCGACCACCAGCGAGATCCTGCACGAGTGGCACACGAGGACATACACCACGCATGTGGTCAGCACGCTGCAGGGCAACGAGAGAGAGTTTACTCCGTCTGAGTACGATCTGATTTCGGCCAAGCTTGAGGAAATTATGGAGCTTATCGAGGGCGGTGTAGGCGGTGGAACATCGGACGATATCGAAAACAAATCCACGGTATCTGGGGCTACAGTGACCAATGCCCTTACTTCGCTATCTGACCAAATAGCGAACGAAGCTACGGCAAGACAGAGCGCAGTTAGTTCAGAGGCAAGCACTAGAGCAAGTGCTGACGAATCACTTAGGTCTGCGATTGATGCGCTTGTATCTCCACAGGGGCAGAGTGTTGTTGTAGATAGTTCCTTGTCTATCTCTGGTGCGGCGGCAGATGCAAAGGTGACAGGGGATGCGGTAAGTGATTTAAAGAGTGATTTAGATACTGGTTATCATAGAGTCGACGCGGTTTGGGCTCGTGGGAAAATTGAAAATGGACAATATACAGACTCAGACTATAGAAGAGTGGCAACGGTAAGTGCTATACCGCTAAAATTTGGAGATATATTTAGTATTGCAGAGGGATATAGGTATCAATTAACGCTAAAGACAGCTGAATCATATTTTACAACAGATTGGATTAACCAAGATCTTTCGATCAGCAGACCGGGAGAATATTTAATTTGCATTGCATCAGACCCTGATTCATCAGAATATATTACAGACATAGAACATTTCATATCAAAGTTGACGCATAGTGACAATTCACAACGAAAGATTTCAGTCATTGACAGTTTTATAAGACGGTATGTAATGTCTGGTTTGGAACCGGGGAAAAATCTGTTTAACAGAGACGCTGTGGAAGACGGGCGCTTACTAGATAGAAACACTGGGGTGGTTGTACCATCAGCTAATAATGTGGTGTCTGATTTTATAAAAGTTAAGGCTGAAGAGACAATATATAAACGCAACTGCTCAAACTGGTATGCTTGTTTATTTGACAATAATTATAATTATGTAGGACTGTTGCCTAACTCAAATGATGTGTCTATAACGCAGGATGGGTATATTAGAGTAACAGTTGCTAAAACAAACATTGAAACAGCAGTGATTTCAAGAATATATCCATTGCCGGATGCTTCTGATTATCATCCGTCATTCATTGATCGAAGTGTAAGAAAAGAGGTAGAAGAAATGAGTACATGGTCAAATACAGTTGAAACTCTTGTTTCGCAAATGGAAATTCGTGATGCAAACTATCATGCCGCAGGGTCTATTGACATTTCGAAATATGCTTTTGTAAGTCTCCGTATTTCAAATGATTTAAGTGTACCTTGCACGATGAATTTCTACGATGATCGTAATTCAACGTCAAGCATGTGGATGTCAAGGCCTGATGGAAGTTTTGTATCCGTAAATATCCCTGCAGGGGTAAGCATTATCACGGCTGATGATTTTAAAGAACTTCCGTACATGAAATTACTGAGGCCGATTATTACCCCGGCATCCGCTCCCGAATCTGGAACAATTACAATCCAGATTGTCGGAAGGAAGTGAACGCCATGTTTAACCCGTACAGCAATGCAAATTTTTCGTCTCAGATACGCAGTATTAGTCATTATCATTGCGATCCGTCATTCCCTGAAGCATATTATAAAGTGCTTGAGAATGAGAATATTTTGCATACAGGCATTTCAAACTATTATCCATCACAACCGTGCTATCCATTATCTGACTATTTTGTTCCATTTGAAGGGGCTATTGAATGTCCAAATGCTGAACACCACAATTTCGGAAACCCTTTTGGAGTGTCCGGCAGACTGCATATGAACGGCTTAGGTTCGTTATGCAGAAGCGGTTCGCCAACAGGTAGTACACCGATAGGATTTAACGGGCTGGCATGGGAAGATGCCATTGATGTAATTCTTGCAGATTTGTTATATCCTGATGCTGGTGGAGTTACGATAAACCACCCGAAATGGACAGGATTATCTGCAAAGCATTGTTGTGAAATTCTCGATCATGACGAGCGCGTTCTTGGCGTAGAATTTTATAATCAGTCAAGCGAAGAAGACGATACTATTCCACGGGGATGGTCAACAGATGTTTGGGATGATATTTTGAAAACAGGGAGACGATGCTTTGGTTTTTCCGTGCCTGACCATAGTTATAATCCTATTCGGGCAATGAACATATTGCTTACAGAACCATCGGTTTATAATTGCTTGAAAGCATATCGTGACGGTGCATTTTATGGAAAAGTTGGATTAACTGATTTTGCATTTACAAACATTGCATACGATGGCTCTGTGCTAAACTGCGAAGTCAATAAAAACGCACAGATTACAATAGTCACAGATACAGATACGCAAACAAAAAACGGAACGTCTGCAAGTTTTGAAATAGATAAAAACAATTTTATATATGCGAGAATAGAGGCAAAAACCAATGACGATTCTTTGTATTCAAATCCAATTTTTCTTGATAAACCAGGAAAAGAAATAACAAATGAAAAAGAATCGTTTGGTGTTTATTTCGCTCACTATTTTCACAAATGACTTAAAGGACACTTTAACGAAGTTAAGGAGGTGAGGATATGTCCGGTCAGCGACAGCCGATCGAGCTCGTTATCGCTAATGGCAATAAACACTTGACAAAAGCAGAGATCGAGGAGCGGCGAAACTCTGAGGTTAGACCGTTAACCGACGAGATCGGTCCTCCGGCGTATCTCACGAAAAAACAAGAAATCGAGATGAATAACTCTGCGCTTGAATCAACAATGCTTACGTATTCAACAAAAGAGAATTTGAGACAACGCAACGGGCAAGCCAGAGAAGACATGGCGGCAATTGAGATTTTAACATCAGCACAGACATGGATACCGCTTAAAGACGAATTGCCAGAAGAGGGAGTAGATGTACTTGTCTGTGTCAAATTGGAGAATGGCGATTAGTTCGCAGTACGGCGGCACTCGGCGGCAACTAACTAAGGCAGACTATATGCCTGTGTTATAGTTCGCACTTCGGCTCAATTGCGAACTAACTATAATTTGAAAAACTGTAACTATAATCGAGTAACACATAAACACGGGGCGGCTTCGGTCGCCCTTTTATATTAGGAGATAAACCAAATGGTTTTACAGATTGTCGGCCTTGTTCTGGCCGTTTTTGCATCCAGTGGATTTTGGCAGTACGTCATTTATAAGGCACAGACAAAAGACCGGCAGAAGTCTGCCGAAAGTCGTCTCCTGATGGGCATCGCCTATTCCAAGATATGCGACCTGTCCGGCAAATACATCGAGAGAGGGAGCATCTCCAAAGATGAATACTCCGATCTGAAGAAGTACCTTTACGAGCCATATCGTGAGATGGGCGGCAATGGTACATGTGAGAGGTTAATGAAGGAAGTGGACAAACTTCCGATTGAATGAGGGGTGATTATATGGACATTCTGGAAAAGACAATTTTTAATGCAGACTGGTGGGCAAAGGCTACTGTTCGAGCGATCAAGACAGCTGCACAGGTCGCTCTGGCCAGTTGGACAGTGGGAGCAATCCTCTCTGTTGGAGACCTGCGCAACATCGCCCTGACTGCGCTGTTTAGTGCGCTGTATTCCTATGTGACATCCCTTGCCGGTCTGCCGGAGGTGGAAGACTACTATGACGCATGAGCAGTTTATACAGGCCATCGCTCCATACGTACAGAAGTATGCCCGGAAGTTTGCTTTCGGCTGTCCCTCTGCCATCATCGCACAGGCTTGCCTCGAATCCGCATACGGCACTTCGGACAAGGCCAAACACCACAACTATTTCGGGCTGAAGTACAGGCAGGGCAGGGTCTCTTGCCACTCCGGATACTTCTCAGCAGGTTCCAGTGAGCAGACGGCTTCCGGCTCCTACATCCCGATCACGACAGACTGGTATGCTTTTAAGGACATGGACACCGGCGTCAAGGGCTATTTCCAGTTCATTCAGAACGGAGCATATGCATCTGCCAGAGCAGCTGATCAGATGGATCCAGAGAGCTATCTCACGGAGCTGAGAGCATGCGGATATGCGACTAGCTTGAAATACGTCGATAACCTCATGAAAGTCATCAAGGCGAATAACCTCACAAGATTCGATGGGAAGGTGGCGAAAGGGTTGAACATCATCAAGAATACCAGAAGCAGTCTGCATAACACTTCGGTCAGATATGGCAGTATCCAGTACATCGTCATTCACTACACCGCAAGCACAGGGTCTGCGGCAAACCATTTGCAGTATTTCTCTAATCATGCGGTCACAAATGCATCAGCTGACTTTTTTGTGGACGAGACAGGGATTTACCAGTACAACACTAATCTTTCCGGCAGATACTCATGGGCGGTCGGTGGAGGACGCCAGAGTGCATACGGTGGCAAGTTTTTCGGCAAATGCAACAATCCAAACAGTATCAGCATCGAGATGTGCTGCAAGTCTAACGGCGGCAGTTTGGCTGCCAACGGGGACGGCTGGTATCTGGAGCCGAAGGCCATCGAAAACACGCTGGAGCTGACGAAGCATCTGATGAAGCAGTACAACGTCCCTGCTGACAGAGTCATCCGGCATTATGATGTCACTGGCAAGTATTGCCCTGGCATCAGAGGATGGAACACTGCCGACGGCAACACCGAAGAAAAATGGCTTGCATTTAAGGCCAAGCTGTCTGGAGTCGCTCCGGAGGTCAACCCGGAACCGGCAAAGGATGAGCCGGAGATTGTTGTGCCCCAGATCCGGTATAGGATCCAGACACGCAATCATGGAATCTTAGCTGAAACCGGCAACGGAGGCCTTGCAGGGATTGCCAACGACTCCATCCTCAAGATCCGTCTGACTGTCACGTCTGGATCCATCCAGTACAGGGTACATGAGGGTGGCAGGTGGAAGAAAAAGGTCAACGGTGGAACGTGGGCAGGAGACAGCACCAACTCGATCGATGCCATCCAGATCTATTACTCGACCGATCCGAACCAGACCGGCGGGCAGTATTATGAGGCCGTCTACTCTGTCAAACCCTATGACCGCTCTGTGCATCTGCCGGAGGTGGCAGACACCAACTGGGAGAGCACGGACGGAGACCAGACCGCTGGTATTTTTGGGAAGCCCTTCACTGAGTTCAGATGTCGCCTTGTCAAGTGCTAGATGACACAAGCGGATGACATGGATTCCGTTTTGTACTGAAAATACGATATAATTCAGATGTATCAAGCGGGTTCGACTCCCGCCTGGTCCATAATTAGAAAGACCCTTGAGAATGAAGGACTTGGGCGTTTGCCCTTGATAATCCTCATTTTCAGGGGTCTTTTTTATTGCACAAAATGTACACTATAATGCACACTCTGACGCTTATTTTACACTCATGGATGACACGAGGGATGACATAGAATGCCGTCTGCAAAATCGACTACTGCTTTGTTCGCTTCGCTGTCCTCCATGCTCTGCAGGTACACAGACCGCATGACGTGCGCGGTCTTCCAGCCGCCAAGTTTCATGATTTGGGCATCCGATAACTTCAGAATATTGTGACAGTACGACACAAAGAAGTGACGCAGATCATGGAATCTGATGTGCGGGTAACCATGTTTATTGATAAAATAGGTAAACGCCTCCGACAGCCCTGCCGGAGTCAGCTCCGTGATGTATCCCTGCTTTCGGATTTTATCCGCCACCTGCTGCGGGATCTGGATGTATCTGTCGGAGCTGTAGTTCTTCGGTGTAGGCTTGTCGACCAGCACCTGTTTCTTGTTGTAGACCTTTGTCGCATGAATATGCAGAGTGCAGCCATCCAGATCCGACAGGGTAAGACCGCAAATTTCGCCTCTCCGGAGGCCTAGCATAGCAAGGGCAATCGGGATCTCCAGCTTAGTCCCAGACGCATCCTGTGCGATTTTGCGGGCTGTTTCTTCATCTGGTATGGTGTAAGCCGTTCTGCGCTTTTCGGGCAGTTTAACGGCGGGCAGAGATCGTCCTGCATACTTAAGGGTAGATGATATCAGGCCGATGTAATTGCGGACAGTCTTGGGTGATTTCTTGTCCTTAACGAGGCCATCCACGACCCTCTGCACGTCTCTGGAGCCAATGGCAGCCACGTCAAGCGCACAGAATGCGCTGTAATCGTTTTTAAGCGCATCAGCTATACTCTGATAGGCTCTGACAGTAGCGGGGCTTAAAACGGCCTCTCGCTCGTTTATATAGGCATCCAGATGCTTTTCGAAGGATTCCGAGTCAAGATATTCCCTGTGCAGATCCAGATAGCTGTCTGCCATCGTTGCCAGCTTGCGTTTGTCCTTATGCGTGAGCGATTTATATTTTTTCTTCCCGGAGGCATCCTTGCCGAGATAGAGCCTGATCCGGTATAAGCCACTGGGGAGACGTTCGATTTTTGCCATGTTTACACCTCAAGTAGCTGACGGATGGCAGAGCGGATGTTTTCCGGGGCTTGACGGTAAGCGTCGATCAGCACCATCTCCTCACCATCCAGCAGACGGACGGACAAATCTTCCTTTCCTAGCATGTAATCCATCGTCACATTAAAATAATCACAGATGGCTTCCAGAGTTTCGACATCTGGCGTGCGCTTTCCGGTCTCATACATAGCGATCGATGCATTGCTAAGATTTAATGCCTTTCCGAGTTCTCTCTGGGATAACTTTCTTTGACTTCGCAATTCTTTCATTCTCTCGCTGAAACTTGTCATATCTTCGCCCTTTCCCTCCCCTTGAAAATATTATACACGCTCCGTGCTGAAAAAGGAACGAAAAAATTTACATAGTGTGTTGACATCGCTAACCAGCAGTGATACTATAAAGACAGCTTACAAGAAGTGAGCGAACAGGGGTTCCCCTGTGCATTTTTTGGCACCTCGATTGCCGTAAAATTAAATTATCAAAGAAAGGAGGTATCTATTGAAGTGTCCATTGATAGGAAGAAAATCGGGGAAAGACTCGCTGTATTGCGAGGAAGTAGAACGCAGAAAGAGGTCGCTGAGGCTATCGGCGTCAGTCCTGCCACTATCTCCATGTATGAACAGGGCGAACGTATGCCGACGGATGACATCAAGATCAAGCTGGCAAAATACTACAAGCGGTCAGTAGTGACAATTTTTTTTGCTGATTAAGCTTACTCAGAGTAATCGTACAGATGTTTGGTTAGGAGGTGATTACCATAGCGCAGGAAAAAAGTAACGAGAATTTGATGGAATGGCTCACAGGTGAGGGAAATTATCGCATGTACGTTTTCGCAGTTGAAATACGTAAATTTATTCCGAAGGCTCTCGGAGAAATTTCCAGAGGAATACCGCATCATCTACGAGAACAAAGACGGCTCTATTTACGGGACGATGCCGATCAACTGCATCACGTTCCGCTCTCCCGTTAAACTCACGGAAGAGGAAAAGAGCGAGAGAATAGCCAGATTGAGAAAGGAGCCAACATGACCAGAGATCCAAACGCCGCCCTCCGTCTGCTCCTGTTTGGGACGGAGGATAGGCCGGTCAACATGAGCAGACTGGCGGCAAAGATGCACAGGCACAGGACGACGCTTTACAACTGGAAAGACAATCCCAGTCTGATCTCAGTGGGAGATCTGAGACGGATGGCTAGGATCTTGGGGATCGACTGGGAGGATATCGGCAGAGCCATAGGAGGCATGAAATGATCAACGAGATTGACAGAGGCAACGGCATGACGCAGCTCGTCGAGTGGCCGGATCAGATGGAGATCCGTCGGATCCATGTCAGACGGAAGCACAAAGTTGAAGAAAGTCCGCTGGATGACATCCTCTTCCTGCTGTCCATCCTGCTGTTCACCATCGTGTTCGTCTTTGCCGTTCCACTAGTTCAGTGGTCAGAGCTGGCCTTCCTGTCTCTGCTGGTATCTGCGTTTGCTTGCACCATTGCCATCAGCTACCGGGCGGGCAAAAAAAGAGGACGCTGATCGTGCCCTGATCAACGTCCAAGTTAAATTTTCAGGTGAGCTTTCGCTCATCTCCATTTTAAGCCAGAAAGGAGATTAAAACAATGGCTAAATACGATAACAACTACATCGAGAAACTGAACAGACAGCTTGCAGAGGCTCACACCAGACTGGAGATCCTCACAGAGTACGTCTCTGGCAAGGATATGTATGTGGACGCTCGGATCGTCCGTCTGATTCTGGGTATGCCGGAGCCTGTGGAAGAGAAGGAGGACAATGACACCACTGGATTATAACATCATCGGAACCGGCTCATCCGGGAATGCAGTCCGGATTGAAAACATCATGTTCGACTGTGGCGTTCCCTTCTCGCATATGCGTGAGGATCTGTACAAGGTTGACACCTTGCTTATAACTCACTCGCACAGCGATCATATAAAGCCGTCTACATTCGACCGGATCCGGTCAGAATTTCCGATGATAAAGATCTATGCAAACGCCGATGTTGCTTACCAGTACGACGTGGACAAGGTCGTCGGAACGGCTGCCTTTAAGCTGAAGGGCAGGAGAGTGGTCATTCCCTTCGATGGTGTACACGATGTCCCGGTCACCGGTTACATCGTCAAGATGAAGGGACTAAACATCCTGTACATGACCGACACGGCAAGAGTTAAACCGCCGATCGAGATCCCGCTGGACTATGTTTTTCTGGAAAGCAACTTCGACGAACGGAAACTAAAGGAAGAATCTAAACGGTACAAGAGACACGGCTACGATCCGTATCTGTCTGTGACCAGGCATCTGTCAACGCAAAAGTGCAAGGAGTTCTATTTTCTGAACCGGCGGTCAAAGGACAGCGTACTGATCGAGCTGCACCAATCTAAGAGGTTTTATTAATGAATGAATTATTAGAAATAGTCGAGAAACAGAACGATGTTACTTTTGATATCCCACAGGTAAACTTCCCGGCCTATGAGGAATACAAGCAGAATGCCAAGATGATCGCCGACTACATTGGCCAGATGGAAGTGGACCCGGACAACATCAAGGATATAAAGCAGACCCTTGCAAAGGCCCGGAAACTGACCGACAGACTCAGCCGGATCCGCATCGATATGAAGAAGGCAATTCTTCAGAATTACACGACCTTTGAGCAGCAGGTCAACGAGATCACCCGGATCGTTGGTGACGCTGACTGTGAACTGCGGGCAAAGGTCAAGGCTCTGGAGGAAGCAGAGCGGGAAGAGAAAGAGCAGGAGATCTTCAACATCTGGCAGAAGAGGGTCGCACCTTATCCGATCATCGAGGCGACCATGACCGACGCTTTCCATCGGTGGCTGTCCCCGAAACATCTGAACAAGACCACCACGATGAAAGCGGTCGAGAAGGACATGACTGAATGGATCGAGAAGACCTACAACGAGATGCAGACCGCTCTC